ACAGATGCTGCTTCGCAATGCTTTCGCAATTTTGATACATCTTGTTCTGGATATTTTCCATCAGTTGAAATCAAAACACCTTCGATTGTAATTTCGTAATCGTCTTGCGCCCATCTTTCCTTTATGCTTCCACGAACACTACCTTTATTCACATTGCGCTTTTTGATGATGTTTTTGCCTGTGATACTGATCATAGGTTCGAAAGGAAGCAGCCATGACTTTGCGCCTGGTTCTTCTATTCGAAGTTCGAGTGGCATTGCCATTGGAATGCCGAGTGCATTAGTACGCACCATGTCCTCCAATTCTTCATCGCTTAAAGCTTTTATGCTATCATAGTCTTCGCTATCGACATTCGCAATACCAATCTCACGAAAAAGCCAGTATGGTGGCACTTTGCCTCCGATGATTCGAAGTGCAAGATTTTCAAGCACAAAGCGATGAGCTTTGTTATCTACCTTTAATGGTAAGCCTTTATCTAAAATCTCTCTATACTCCATACTAACCTCTATCTGTTGATGTTGCTATTGCTAGTGAACGATTAATGCATTGTACAACTACTCTTTCAAGTTCTGCTGTATCTGCCTTATCTGACATGTGAACATGGATGGTATCAAAGAATTTAGAAATGTTCATGGTGATAGCGGTTGAACGCTTGCCTCCTGTTGCTATTTCTTCTGCTGATTTTCCATGTTTGCCTTTCTTTCCTTTTTTGCCTTTACCTTTCTTGCCTTCACCGAAAACTACTTCGTTACTTGTTGTTTTTGCTGAACCTTTAATTCCTGGCTCTGCTATCTCAGACTTGCTTTCAGCTTTCGCTTTGTCCTTTGCTCGCTCATTATTTAGGTTCTTGTTGAAATTAGCACCGATATTAGTTGCGGTATCATAAGTTGAAATGTATGCTTTCTTAAAAGCATTATAACCGCTTATTTGCTTAATACCATCAGTGAATGAATCCGCAGCACCTTTGAAGTCTCCTTTAAACAACTTATAAAGTGACGTCGCAACGCTACCTAAGCCTTTTACCAAGTCGGTAATTCTATCAATTAAGAAGTCTTTTAAGATATTTCCAAACTGCTTAATTGTGTCCCACATTGTGATCAAGAAGGCACGAAAGCCTGCAAATTTTACCCAGGCATATCCTATCGCTGCTACAAGTGCCACAACTGCTGTAATCACTATTCCTATTGGGTTTACCGTCATTGCTGCGTTCAACGCCCATTGGACTGTAGTCCAAATAACCGTTGCAGCCTGGCAAAGTTTTGAGACAACCAAATAAGCTGCTAACGCTGCATTATAAACTTTCCACATGGTGAAGATTGCGAGCACCACACCACCAAGTATCGCTAATTCCGTTTTGAACTTCATCACAAACTTTATGCATGCGCCAAACGCCCTGAATACCATCTGTAATCCATTTGTGATAGTTGGAATAATGGCAGTAATCTGATCAACCAATTCACCAATAGGGCTATTAATGCCTTTTGAAAGCTCTTCTGCACTAGTTACAACTGTATCTTGAAGTGTTGAAAGCTTTCCTTCCAGGGTTTGGCTTTTGGCTTCCATCATGCCGTGGAACTTTCCACCTTCACCAGTTGCATGTGCAATTGCTTGTGCTACATTCTCTGCAGTGATTTGCCCTTTAGACATCATGTCTTTGAGGTCTGCAACAGACTTACCTGTCATCTCTGAAAGTTCATGAACTGGGTTAAATCCAGCGTTGATAAACTGCTGTAAATCTTGACCCATCAAGTAACCTGTAGATGAAACCTGACCCATTACAAGTGAAAGAGAAGCGAATCTATCTTTATTACCACCTGAAATATCGCCTAACTGCTTCATCAGTGGCAAAACTTTCTCGGTTGAAATACCAAAGTTAAGCATCTGTTGCGCCCCCTCGACGAGTTCCATTTTTCCGAATGGAGAATGGTTTGCAAAGTCGCCTATTTCTTTAAGCATTTCACCAGCTTTACTTTCATCTCCAACAAGTGTTTTAAACGCTACAGCGGTGCTTTCTGCTTGTGCGCCTAAGCGTGAAACAGCACCGATACCAGCACCGATGAGCGTTGTGGGGTTCATTAAGAAAGCCATTCCTGGAATACTCATCAAGCCAGACTTGAAAGAACTAAAATTAAATGTCTTTGTAAGTGCAGTTTTCGCCTCTAAAGACTTTAATTTTATATTATCAAGTTGTTTCTCGCAAAGGCGAGCCGTCGCCAAAGTATTACCTGGCGATGCAGTTATTTTGATTAAAAATTTTAAAGCATTATCCATTACTTTCTAGCTTTCTTATTTCACTCAGATTTTTTATAGTTTGCGCCCAAACTTCGTCGGGCATCTCGTTTGGATCAATTGAAAGGTAATAACGAAGAACGGTGTCCCAAAATAGGATATCTACACCATCTGAAGTATCTACCTCAGCATCTTCTAGAGCTTTTTTATTTCTGCTTCTTTCACCTCCAAGATGTCTTGCATCTTTTGAATTGCTGCCAAGAACAAAGAGTCATCTTCTTTGATTTCTTCATCGCCATCAACCCATAAAGCGTTCAGCATTACTTCGCTCATCTTGATTGGATCTTTCACCGCTGAAGCATAAGATAAATCCTTACGAGTTGGACGATGCAAAATGCAACTCTTATCTTCTACTGTAATCTCGAAAAGCTCACCGTGTTTAGCTTTCCACTCTTTAATTTGCTCTTTTGTAAACTTCATCTTTTACGCTTGTTTTTTGTTTAAAAAAATGAATGGAATTGTCTTTTCAAGGTTCTTATCTCCTTGCTTCCACTCTGTATTATCTTCTGTGAATTCTACACCGATAAGAATGTCTGTAGTCATGGCGTCACCTTGTGATGGGTCGCCATAAGCAACGACGATGTCTATCGACGTGTTTAAAATATCACCTTTAGCAGCTTCACGAAGTGCCAAATATTCACTTTGAACAAGGCTGATTTCTCCGCTATAATCGTAATTACCACGCTGTACAGAATGTGGCTTATTACCCTTTGCGTGAAGCAATTCTTTTTCACGTTTGATATTATATTTAATACCTCGCAAACCAGTGATATTGCGTCCACCCATTACAACTGCAATATCAGACCACTCATATTCTCTTGAATTAAACATATTTTTTAAGTTTTATAGCAAGGTAGAACTTAATCTACCTTGCATTATTTTACTTTTTACCTTTTGACTTGCCACTCTCTTCAACTAAGAAGCCTAGGTTCACGTCGATAAAACGTGAATAACCGTAAGGTCTAACTTTGATGGTTACATTGATTTTGCTAGTTGCAAGAACATTTTGCGAAGCATCAATGAAAGCCTTGCAACCTTCTCCAGCTTCTGTTGCAGACAGTTCGCCTGCTGCAGTCATTGCACGATTGATGGCATTTTCAATCTCTTGCTGCCAAGCCATCACTACACCTTGATGTAAAGTGCCATCTTCATTCACCGTAAGCTCGTCTAACATAAAGTTAAGAAGAGCGTTATAGGCAATTCGATAAGCCTTATCAATGGTTCTGCGTGCAGTCAAGTGCGAATAGTCGTCCGTTTGCTCGCAAGCCATCTGATCATCCACGAAGTAGTAACCACTTTTGCCTACATACTTGCGTGGAGTGATGTAGCCAGCGTCGTACAAATCAGAAACAAGACCGAATGATTCTTCAACGGTGTTTTCTCCAAGATACATCTCAAGAGGGAACAAAGAGCCATCTTTCACACGTCCAACGTTGCGTTGAACTGGGATGATTGCTAATTTTCCAGCTAGAGTTCCAATGGCAGCACCTTCAGAAGAAGCAATGGTATCACCAATAAGAACTGCTACACGATTGTACTTCTCTTTGCGCAAAGATTTAGGCGTTGTGCCTTTGAAACCACGACCTTCAAGAACAACGAAAAGAGGCGCAAAAAGGCTTTCGGTTGCCCACTCCGCAAGTTGTTGTGCCTTTGGCAAAGCTGTAAAAACATCTTCATCAAGACCTTGCGTTGTGACTGTCGCTTCTCGACCGTCACCAGCTACAAAGATGCCACGAAGAGCACCATTTTCAGAGGTGATAAGCTCTCGAATCACACCGCTTTCTTTGTCGCAAAGCTCGGTGAATGTTTTGGTTTTGTCCACGCCAAAAACAATAAGCTTTGTGCCTTCAGGTACTTCATTATAGACGTCTGAGACATGCTTAAATAAGCGTGGGTTATTTTCAGCCGTTACACCTAACTTTTTCAAATCACCTAGCGAATGAACGCTATATGAAGTGTCAAGTTTGAAAGTCTCTGCAACTGCTACAGCTGCACAAACGAGGGCAAATAAGCCGTCGGGAGAATCCCCGACGATGCCTAATTGACCGTTAAGAAGTTGAATTTTAATTCTTGGTAACATACTTCAAACCTCCTTTTATTTAGATGCTTCAGCAAGCAAGTAAATACCCTTCTTGTCGTAACGACGAACTGAACCACCAGTGCGAAGCAAGAATGAATAGATGTCACCGTAATAAAGTGGGTTATTTTCAGAGTCAAACATTTTGACTTCACCCATTGCACGTGAAACTGAAAGCTTGTGCCATGCAAGTGCTGCTGCTAATTCTCCAGCTTCGCCTGTTTCGTCCCAAGGAATCAAAGTCTTATCATTCTTCACACGAAGAACCTTTGAACGCTTCATGATGTTGAAGCCGTAAAGGTTACCAAGAATACCTCGTTGAACGTCTGCAGAGTTTGTGAAAGCCCACTTATCTGTATCTGCTAAATCAGCTAGCAAATCAGCGTACATGTGCGCATCTAAGAGCAAATAGCGATCACCTTCAGGGATGTTGTCTGCATCAAATTTTGTCATCAAATTGATGACGTCTTCCTTGCAGATACGCTTACGCTTTCCAATTGAAGTAACTGAAGTGTGTGCATCTCTTTCTTTTGTGCCTGTTGTAAGAATTACCTGTTCTTTTGGAACTAACTTACCCCAACGCTCAAGCAAGTTAACATGTGCTACTTCTTGAAGTTGCGACTTGTCATTTTGCAAGATGCTATTACGTTTGTCGTAAGACAACTCAACTGTATCTATATGTGGAATATAGATTGGATCAGTTGTGAGTTCGTCGATTACGTATTCCAAATCGTTGTCTGTGCGTTGATTCACAGTTGCAGGTTTGGTTTGGCGATTCTTTTTCACACCAGAAGGAGCACCAGCATTAGGAATGTGCACTTTGTGGTTTGAAACGTAAACTGAATCGTCTACCGATTTTTCAGCAAATGAGTTCAAAGGGTAGAAGTTTTCCACCAACGACTGCTGCCAAATTTCTTTATTCAATGCCATTGTAATTTTGTTTTAATTTAAACCAATAAATAAGTAAATAATAAGTAAATGTAGGTGAGATAATATTACAGAGGATTACTCCTTATAATCTATTCCAAACTTCTCTTTGTACTTCGCCTTGAAAGTTTCGAGAGAAGCTGCACGAAGGGTTGCAAGTTCGCCTGCTTGGTCGAGTTCGTCCCAGGTCTTATTAGCGATATTTTCTGCACCCTTGTTCTCAGGAGAAAAGACAGAAGAAGCCTTTACGAAAGGATTTGCTTTCATTGAGTTAATCAATGCTTCTGTGTTCTTTCTATCACTGTTCATGAGATTTGTAAAGCTTTCTTTTTGCTCGTTGGTAATTTTACCTTCTGCAATAGCTTTATCAATGAAAGATGTAATTTCTTTCTGCTCCAACACAGCTAACTTCTCTTTGTAGGTATTAACTGCATTCTCAAGTGCTTCAACTTTAGTTGCTGCGTTCTCAAGCTCATTGATATGAGCTAAAATTGCGTTGTCGTCTGCCAAATTTGCAAATGATGCAACGCCCTTTAAGTGGTCTTTTAACGTCATTTCATTATCATTTAAAGGCTGTTCGAGCCTGTTATTAAAATAGTTGTATATTTCCTCGGTTGTAGATGCTTTTACATCTTCACCTTTCATGTCATAAATGCCATCTATTAGCTTCATTTCTAAAGCTTCTTGTGCGCTAATCCAATGGTCTTTTTCATCGAAATATTTAGCGACAATTTCCTCCTTGTTTTGCCCTAAACGACCTGCAATCATTGATGCAAGATCATTCTGTAAACTTTCAACTAGGGTTGCAGTTTCTCTGAGTTCAGAAGCTTTGCCATAAGCACCAGCACTAACAGCGTGAAGCATGAGCTTCGCATAAGGCGACATGTAAAGGGGCTTTCCACACAACGCAATGATGCCTGCAATACTTGCTGCAACGCCATCTATATACATTGTTATATTAGCTTTGCTGTTTCTAAGTGCGTTGAAAATTGCCATTCCTGAAAATACATCGCCACCAGTGCTATTGATGCGCACATCAATATTGTTGTACATCTTCTCCAAAGCGAGTAATTCTGATACTACTCTCTCTGAATCTACTTGCTGATTTGCGCCCACATTTCCATATAAAAGAATTGCGATTTCGCCATCACCTGGGATGGTGTTAAAAATGCTGCTATGTGTCATTTTCGTTTGTAAATTTTTTGCAAATATAAAGAGCACTTTTCGATAAAAAAAACGGCTTTTACATGGTTGCGCCACGCTTGTATATCATTGCAAATCAAATAGATACAATAAATAAAGCGTTTTTATTTCAGTAAAAAATATATGAACTTTGCACTACACATTATTAAAAGAATTACAATGGCAAAAGACAACAGTTTAAATAAAAAAAGTATTGCGCAATCGCTATATCTCGATGGTAATTATACACAAGAAGAAATCGCTGAGAAAGTTGGAACAACCAGACAAACGATTGCAAGATGGGCAGAAAAAGGAAAGTGGCAGGAAATAAAGGCTTCAAAGACAATCACACCAGAGCAAATCATTTCACAATGGAGTTATCAGATTGTAGAAATCAATAACAACATTAGTTCACGTCCACCAGGTGAACGCTTTGCGACAACGCAAGAAGCAGATGCACTTGCGAAGATTGCAGGAGCTATTAAGAAGCTAGAATCAGACATTGGAGTGCCTGACTGCGTATCGGTTGCGATGCGTTTTTTATCGTGGCTAAGACCTATCGACATTGACAAAGCAAAAGAGTTCAACAACTTGTTTGATGCATTTATTAAAGACCAGGCAAATAACAAAAAATAAATATGGCAAAATGGACAGACAAGCAAGCCCTTGCGATTTGGGAGAAATACAACAAAGGACTTGCAAAAAATATAGACATAGACGAATCTCTATCTCGCTATGAGATTGACAAAATGCGTGAGAAGTTAGAGAAAGATCCCGTAGAGTGGATTAAATACTTCTTTCCAAGTTATGCAAAGTATGAGTTTGCGCCTTTCCATATCAAAGCAATAAAACGCCTTATTGCGAACGATGAATGGTACGAAGTTCTCTCATGGTCTAGAGAGCTAGCAAAGTCAACTGTTGTAATGTTCGTGTTAATGTATCTCACATTAACTAAGCGCAAGAAGTTTGTTGCTCTTGCAAGTGCCACAATTGATGCTGCAGAGCGTTTATTGACACCTTACAGAATCAACTTTGAGAACAATCCAAGAATACAACAGTTTTACGGAAAGCAACCAGTTTTTGGACAATGGACAGACAGAGAATTCACTTGTACTTGCGGTGCTAAATTCATTGCCATTGGTGCAGGTTCTGCTCCTCGTGGTATGCGTAATGAAGCAATTCGTCCTGATGTTATCTACATGGACGACTACGACACTGACGAAGACTGCAGAAATCCTGTAACGCTTAATAAGAAGTGGGATTGGATGGAAAAAGCACTTTACCCTACACGTTCTATTTCTGAACCTACTTTGGTTATATGGTGTGGTAATATCATTGCAAAAGACTGTTGTATTACACGTGCTGGAAAACTTGCAAATAGTTGGGATGTCGTGAATATTCGTGACAAAAACGGCAAAAGCACGTGGCCTGCAAAGAACACAGAAGAGCATATAGATATGGCGTTATCCAAGATTAGCACCAAAGCGCAGCAGGGAGAGTACTTCAACAACCCTGTATCAGAAGGAAAGATTTTCAAGAATCTTACATATGGCAAAGTTCCATCATTAAAAAAGTTTCAATTCCTTATTGGCTATGGAGACCCTGCCTATTCAGACTCAAAAAAGAAAGGCAGTTCTACCAAAGCCTTGTGGCTCATTGGTAAACTAAAAGGCGTGTATTACGTCATAAAAGGCTTTTTAGCCCACGAAACAAACGCCAACTTTATTGGTTGGTATTTTGAACTCGACAAGTATGTCGCAAAGAAGACCAATGTTTATTGGTATATCGAAAATAATAAGCTACAAGACCCTTTTTATCAACAGGTTTTTAAACCGCTACTTCGTGATGAATGTGCAAAGCGCAAAACGCAGTTATTTATTCGTGAAGATACACGAAAAAAGACAGACAAAGCAACTCGTATAGAGGCAAACTTAGAGCCTTTAGATAGACTAGGAAACATCATCTTCAACGAAGAAGAAAAAGACAATCCACACATGCAAGAGCTTATCAATCAGTTTAAGCTCTTCGAACTTTCAATGCCTTATCCTGCCGATGGATGCGACGCTGTAGAAGGTGGTGTTACAATGACAGACACCAAAACAAATGAACTCGAACCAGTTTACACAATTGGCTACAATGAATTGAACGAAAACAACCCTTATACATTTTAGTTATGCAAAACTTTATATCACTTGAAGATTACGATGCTTCAATCCATCGTGAAATACTTGATAGCCTTTTAAGACAAGGCACATCGGATTATGATCCGCAAATAATAGAAATATGTGAGGATAGAGCTATCTCTGAAATGAAAAGCTACCTCAATAAAAAATATGATTGTCAGGCAATTTTTTCACAGATAGGAGAAGCAAGACATCCTCTCATCTTGATGTTTGCGGTAGATATTGCAATCTACCATATTTATTGCCAGCACAACCCCTACAAGATGTCTAAGATTAGAGAAGACAGGTATGAGCGTGCGACGACCTGGCTTAAAGGCGTTATGAAAGGCGACATTACAGTTGAAGGAGCACCATTGCTTCCTTCTGATGCCATTTCGGACAACTCGAATTGGCAAATAAAAAGCGAAGAAGTTAGACCAGTATTTGATTAAGCAG